ATCAGCACGTCCTGATGTTAGACCATGTCCGCATATAAAGAAGTTACCTCCACACAACAATACATATCTAAAAGAACTGCTAACAATACGCCCGACCCTCCTAGTGTTTTCCTCAGAATAACCACACTTACGTGCTAATGATTCCCAAAGACCTGTCAAAACTTGAATTACTTTCTCATGTCTCAAATCAAACTGATTTTGATCAGCATCAAATAAAGAATCCTCTCCGAATTCTGTTATATAATCATATAGTTTCCTGAATTGATCACTACCGCAGTTCATTGTTACATTAACACCTGTATTCATAGGATTAGCCATCAACCAAGCCATAATGGGAAGCATATACATCCGTATGATAATATTATTAGCCAGATCATTCACATAGAAAAGTCTTCCCTTTCCAACTCTCGTCTTGTCCAAGGGGTAAACTTCATCCTTTAGAGTTGCTTTGACAACGCCCATCCTTAAGGGTCCATTGGAAACAATGTTTCTATGGCATTCATCGATCTGTTCCAAAACTTCTGGATGTATATCATACGTTCCATCTTTTTGTAAAGTAAAAGCATTCCGCTTAGTAACTCCTTTTACCCCTAACGAATAACCAACAGCTTTATCATTATCCCGCGCATTGATAAGTACATTGTCAGGGTCTCCACAAATGGACCTGTAAAGATCCAAAGGTTCGAGTTTTTGAGGGGGTTTTGGAACATCTGCCAGATAATGATCGGCTGCATGAATTAGTAGATCTATATCCGGAACGGCCAACTCTCGAGTGTCTAAACCTGCTTCAATCCTGTAAATGTCTGGACTCTTCCAGGAGCCATCTGGTAATTGGATGGCTTTCCCAAAATGAGGATTTCCATATTCAGGTATTCTGTGTCCAAATTCTTCAAACATCACAGTTTTATTGACGCTCGGTTTACTCTTATCGGCGAAAGATAAATGACCTATAGGAACATGATCCCGATGGGCCAAAGAACCCTTAAACCTCTCCCATTTTCCCAAATCACTATTGGGATGAGGGGATGGATCCCCCTCATTGTAAAAGGGGGTTTCATCTGATTTAAGGTAAGTAGACCATCCTTTAGATCTAAAGTAGTCCATGGCAGCATCTAGCATCTTTCTAGATATACATTGTGCTACTCCTCTCTTGATAACGAAGTTAGTAGAACCGGCAATATGTATTCCATAAATATTGCCTAAAGAATCTATAGCCGGCAAACCGCAATCCCCTAGTTCAGTCGGACATTCATACGCAAAATTATTTGGGGGCAAAAGGTCCACTAGTTTAGCATTCTTTGAGCCCAATCTAACTATATCCTTCGGAGGAATGGTGTCATGAGGCAACCTCGAATAAACAGGATTGACTGCGCCAGGGAGTCCTGATAAGCCTAAGAACACCAAATCGATTGGTCCTCCGTCCAACTTTGTTCCAGGGGGAAAATACGTAGTACTCTCAGATAACATATACTCAGTCTCCTGTCCCCCATAATTCACCTTAAATTTTTCCCCATATTTCATTGCCTTACAATTAGGGGTTCCTCGAACAAAGTGACCTGCAGTTGCTATAATATCATGACTTACTAAAATAGCATGCATTCTAGTATAGTCATTAGATATCTTTAGTTCCTCTGGAAGTGCCACATTCTTAATCCAAGGCTGTGCTGCGTTCTTAAGAGGTAAGATATTGACTTCTTCTTTAGGAATATTTAATGTAGTTACCATAGCTCCTTGAGCAAATGAATTAGGTTCAGAGTTAAAACTACGGATAAGTTTCATTCCTCCATAGACAGTCATAAATGCAGATGTAACCACCGCCAAAATGAGAATTCCTTTCTTAGCAGATTTCTTGGCTGAATCGGCAGCATCAAGAGCTTTATCCAGCTTCGAAACAACTTCCTGAAAGGCATTCAAAGTTTTTGGACCCGCTTCTACTGTTATTGGAATAGATAAGAATCCTCCTTCAGATATGAAACCCGTAAGCTTACTGAGAAAATTACTGCGCTGTGGTTTAATTTCCTCTTCAGTTTCCTCAACAGGCAAAGGTACATAATAACCCACCATAGCTTCCTTCACTTCTTCCATAGAATCACAAATACAAGGTTTTTGACCGCAATCCTTACACGTAGAACTCTGATAACCTCGTTCTGTTTCCATCAGTTTGATCTGTCTCATTATTATATATTTATAAACATCAGCTACATTACGAGTTTCTAAAACTTTCGTTTTGATATCGAAAGAGACAGTTTTAGGTTGATTATTTTCAGAATTATCCATGAAACCTAAGGTATAAATAACTACCCCATTCTTCCAGTCATTAGACAAAAGAGTAGCTTTTTCAGTTGCGGTCATCTTATCAAAAACTTTCTTTGGAATTTCATACTGTTTTTGAAACTCCTCGGTATCTATCTGAAAGTTTATAATCATATACCTGCGGTCAAGTTTCCAAGCCCCTCCTGTTGCTGTAGACATGTAATAGTGAGTAGAATTGGTAGATACAAAAACAAAATTTGGGGAAATCATGGACAATGCCTTGTCTTCCAAAGACGCCGCTGATATACAATATGGTGTGGTATCAACCAAACCTTGAAGTTTCTCAATTGTCGGAGTATTAGCCACTTCATCCTTAGTCTGAAAATAATCATTAAGATTATATATAATGGTAACCGGATTTGGTTGCTGGTGTTCAGCAGAAGTCTCCGTATGCATAATATTAACAGAAGGATCTATATTTGCAAGTTTCTTAAACAAATTTTCAAAATTTGAAACAAGTTTAGTTTTTCCTATTCCTGAAGGGCCCGTAAGTATAAAACCCGCAGGGGGATCTCTTTTTGTTTTTATAGCCTTGTTTACTTTAAGAACTAAGTCCGTTAACTGTTGAACCAGTCCTCTAATAACAGGACTAGTAATATGCATATTTCGATGTATACATAGTCGTGCATCGGCAATAACTTGTTGAGGAGTTTCACTTAAAGAATTAAGAGTAGCTAATTTTGTAAGGTACAATTCTATCTCCTCTATCGCTCGTTTATCCTTTGACAGTTCAAACAGATCTTTCCAATCACGAGTTTCGGAAAATTTTACAATCCTTGTCCACCAATAATGGCAGAGTTCAGCTATAGTAGCCATATTGTAAATTCCTGATTCAGTAACTTTCAAAAAGAAAACCATACTGGAGTCGAC